ATGTTTTGCGAAGAAAAAGTAGCTCAAATGGCTGCATACCTACTGCATAAACGCGGTGGGCGCATGGCATACATAAAATTAATGAAACTTCTTTACCTTGCTGATAGAGAGTGCTTAATTAGATTTGGTGACTCTATGTCAGGAGACAGCTACGTTTCTATGAATCATGGGCCTGTTTTATCCAGAACTTATGATTTAGTTAAATCTGGTGGAGATTATGATGATTCTCCATGGGAATTATGGATCTCTGGTGAGGCTAACTATGAAGTTAGCATAAAAAAAGTATTGTCAGGTGTTATGGACGATGATTTTGATGAGCTAAGTAAAGCGGATATAAAAATACTTGATGAGACTTTTTCCAAGTATGGACACCTGAAAAGATTTCGAATTTGCGATTTAACTCATGAAATATGTCCAGAGTGGAATGATCCTCATGGTTCATCTATCCCCATTAACCCAAGAGACATATTTCTAGCTGGCGGTAAGACTGAACAAGAAGCGGATGCGTGCTTGCGAAGTTTTAATGAAACTAAACAGCTCAAGGCATTTAGTTCTGAATTAGCATGATTGATTATCAACCATATAAAAGAGGTACGGTGTTAGCACCAACAGGCCCATGTGAGCATTTACACGTTGTTTGCAATGATCCTGTTTATTACCCCATTAATGGTTGTGATTGTGTTTTGGTTGTAAATATATCAAGTTGTAAAGAGGGTGTCCCATTCGATGCAACCTGCTTATTAAAACCAGGAGATCATGATTTTATTCGACATGATAGTTACGTGGTTTATAGAGAAGCTATCATTTGGCGAGTTCCAAATGTTATTTCAAGAGTTCAGACAGGCGAAATTATTCCGAGAAGCGATGTTAGCTTTGATGTATTTAAAAGGATAAACGCAGGTTTTGGTATTTCAGAACAAGTAATCCCAAAAAACTTTAAATTTTGGCGTACTTTTTGTTCTAATTATTAGAGAGTGCATTAAGCACTCTTTTTTTATTTATGTCTTCGTATGTAATAATTCTTTTTTAGACTTATCTCTTTTATATTTATATTAAGCGGACGAGTTAGTTAGCGAAAACAGTCCGCTCAACAATATCACAATTAGTCCTCTTCTTTTTGCCTGTGTTCTTCTTCCTCTCTCTGCGCTTCTTCCATCTCACGCATTCTCACGTTATAGATTGATTGCTCTGGCATCTGTACACGAACGGAAATAAAGCGGCCATCAGGAATATCAATTGGGTCGCCATCGCTATAACCGTCAATTTTATTGTTAGCAAATTCAGGCGCATTAGGGTGAGTACGGTGATAGGTTTTGACGAGAATAGAGCCGTCTTTGTTAACTTTAGAGTTAACCCATATCAGTGGTTGTTTATTTACATCGAGAGGAATTTCAATACCGCCATCGACACCACCCCATCCGGCATCTGAGTTAAAACCAAGTACGCCCTCAATGAGATATTCCCCCTGAGCTACTCGAGTAACCGTAGCGCCATCGGATTCGTCGTTAGTGGTGAATGTGCCGTCGGGATTGATGTCGATAATTGGAGAAGCTTTTTTGATGAAACCTTGTGGGTCTGTTGTGGTGTTACCAGTTCCCCATAAAACATTCCAAACTAATGATTCGCCATGTTTCGATGCAATAGTTGGAATACCTTTATCCCCACTATAGAAAACTTTAGTTGAATTTGTATCATTATATTTTAAATTTATTAATACTCCATATGTACCAAACCAATTGTCATTTTGCCCTCCACCTTGATGATATGTACCAGTTGGTGTTAGTGGGTTATTCAAACCTGAGCTATCTATATGTATGGTATTCCCCCCTACTCCATAGTCGCCGATTTGCATAAAGGTGCCACTAGAAGTCGGGAGTCTATGGATTCCCCAACTAGAGTTTGGATATAATGATGTTATTCGTGGTCCATCCACATCGCACTCTAAATTAATGCTAGAACCATCCTTTACCCCACCCAATCTACCTTGAAGTGATTGAATTAATCCATCGACAGCTGTGTAACCTAATATTTCCCCACCTTTTTTATCAAATTTATTACTAATATCCCCCTGCATCTTCTTAATACTATCTAGCGTAACAATCTCCCCGTTCGGCATTTCAATTTTTGTCTGCCCTGTTTCAGTCATCCACGTATTCATCGCATCGAGGAAATATTGCGTGTATGCATTTATTGCAACCATCGTTCTGGCTGCATCGCTATTATTATCAGGCTCAGTAATATGAATTGAGAATGTGGTGTTCGTTGCTGTAGCTAATGCGGGATGTGCTAATACTAATTCAGTATCGGAATTAACAGATTTAATCATATAAGGAATATTCGTGTTTCCCGATTTAATTAAAATCGTCATTCCGATATTAATGGCAGGATTATTATTTTTAAATTTAGTGCCAGTGCCTTTGACAATAGCAGACCCTGACACTGTGTTAACAGTGCCTGTTGTGTATATCATAAATAAGTTTTCCTAGAGGTATAAATGAAGGGTTAATTAAATATTAAAGTAGTCGCTGAGTTCGATGCCGTAGATATTAAATTCTATTTTAAATGCATTACCACCAATTGCTCCGTATGGTCCACCGTACTCTGAATCTATACTGTATATATCATCCCAATAAACACTATTACTATCATTTCTAAAGCCAAAGCCAGTGCGCATATAGATAACATCATCTCTATTACTCCCCTGTATTCTCCAGTTGACGAATTGTGCATCTGGAATAATCATCGGTTTTTTTAGTTTAGAGAATGAAGCGCCATTCCGATTACTAAATCGTGTCGTCTCTCCGAGTTTCATAGGTTTATAGTCGGATGAAAATGTAATTTCTTTTTTATCATTATAAATCACAATGCCATATTTGGGTGGGCTTAGCTTAAAGTTAGTACAAAATATAACAACATACATTTCACATGAATTACTGACAACAAGACCTCTTGCCTTTGTATATGAAAATACCGTTCCAGAATTTTTAGGTCTCACAAAGATAACAGGATTCATTTCATTAGTAATGTGTGATGGGATACTCCAACCATTATACTTACCCGCATTTATCTTCACGACTTCAGCAAATAAACAATACCCTCGCATTGATGGAGTAAGCTCACTAATACCGTTCATTCCATGCAGTCTAATTCCGTATGATTCATTATTTGTTTTTGGATAACCATAAAAATCAAATTTAAAGTCTGGATCATTCTCTGCATCTTCTGAGTTCACCCGATAAGAGCCACTGATATCATCATCTACATAAAAATTAAAATTCTCTCCAGATATATTATAATCTGTTATATTTGCGGAAAACCAATAATACATTCCTGACACTTTATATGTTCGTGATATTATTCGTGGGATTATAGTTATATTGTATTTTTCATATTCCTCAATGTTATGCTTTATTGTATTCCACCCTTTTCGAGGGAAATGTCCGAATCGATATCCAACATTTACCGTTCCTAAATACCCCATTACTTGATTATCATCAGCATCTAAATAATATTCGTTGCCGATTTCTGGTTTAACATAAACGCCATACATTAATTAAACTCCTGTTATTTTTCCTATTTCAATCCTGAGCTCTCCTTTATCACCGTAAACCGCAATCCGTTCATTTGTAATAACGGTATGCGCCCCAGTCTTGTTTGTTCCTATATCTAATTCACCTCGGAACGTTCCTTTGTTCATTTCAATATTGCCAGTTTTACCATCAATCAAAAAACCATCATTATCCGGAACATAATCACCTGATTTAATGTATTCGGTAACAACAACAGAATTAAGCCATGCCTCGTTAATAAAGGCCTCACGCATAAACATTTGGCCGTTTTTAACGTACATGAACAATTCCATTTTGCCGTTAACAGGGTTATACCAAGCAAAGTTATTGGCGTTATAGCCAATAAAACTTTCAAGCTTCCCGTTCTTAACCTGAGCACTAATTACTTGCCCTGCTGCATTGTATTTTACGTTGCTATGAACAATCGTGATATTAATTGAGTGAGTGACAACGCCGTCGCCAGACTGCTCAAACGTAGCTTGCATCTTCTCCTGAATCATACCTTCTTGTTTATCAAACTTAGCTTGAACTTGTGTTTTATTTTCGGCAAAAGCCTTGTTTGTGTTAGAGATGGCAGTAGAGTTTGAAACAATATCGGCTTGAGCCTTATCTATTTCCGTACGAATTTCAGTAAATCGCTGACCAAAAGCCTCGTCAAGCTTGGTAATTGACGATTGAGTCTCTTTAATTGCAGACGTATTATCACCAACAGCGGAGTAAATTTCTTTAACTTCCTGCGCCCATGCTTCATTATCCGTTGCACGAACTTGCCATAATTCGCGAATACCCGCTTGTGATTGACCGTGTTTCATTAACACACTGCGTGATAGTTGAGAGTCAGCGTTACTAAGAATAATTGCTGTCTCAGCATTCCAATCAAGCTTATTATCCAGCTCTTTAAACGCATCCGTTTCTCTAACCGTGTTATCTAAATCATCAAAGATATCTGAAGGTAATGAAACTGGAATACCTGAAGCTTCTACAAATACGGATTTGCCATAACTATTGATCGTTCGGATATAGAAATAATACGTGTGGCCAGCTTTTAAATTCTCCTGCGTCCAGAAGTTTCCTTGACCAACTTTGTTTGCTTTGTTGATCACTTCATTTTCAGAGAGATTAGTGAGTTTTTTTTCACTAAACCAAAACTCAAACGTATAACCAAAGACAGCACTATCGCCCTGTTTAGGTGATGCCGTTAAGCTGAACATGCCCGGCGTTATTTCAACACCGATCGGCGCTGGCGGTGCCTGAATAGAAAAATCACTAATGGCAGGAGCAGACATTGCACCAGCGACATTAATGGCTCTCACTTCGACACGATAAGTGCCTCGAGTTAAACCATTAATATCTACACGCTCTCCCGGTACCTGAATGGATTGAATGACTTTGCCGTTTTGGAGAATATTAACCGTGTTATAGCGAACATCAGATGCCACGTTCTGCCATGAGATATATCCCTGAACAATATCGGTGACAGCAAGAGGAATAAAGGCTAGGTTGATAGGTGCGGGTGCGCCACCAGTGGGTAGTTTAGTGAATGGAGGTCTAACAAATGGTTTACTAGCTAAGTCCTCATAAATATAAGAACCATCTTCTTCGAGAGTAATCTCTACCCCTTCTGATGGATGAAATTTCCAATCAGCAATGCGAAATTCTAAATCGCTAATCCCCAGCGAAGGTAATTCGAGTTTTACAACATCACCAGGGCGATAAGCATAACCATCTAAATTCATGCGCAATTGAATACGACGACCTGCGCGTTTTTTACGTAAATAGAGATTGGCTAGTCGATTGGCTTGGTATGGGCTAGTAACAAAACGATAGTCCATATTTTCTTTAATTTCTAAGCCATCTTCTTCTATCCATTCATCAATAACCACTGGCTCAAAATCGGTTTTGTTATACTGTTGTTCTGCGTCAACAAAAGTGCCATAAATCGCATTAGTTGCATCACGTAATGAAAGTTCGGGTGTCACTGTCACTGTATCGATAATTTGTGACTCATCAATCGTCAGTAGTGCTGGCCCGTTATACACCTGCATTAAAATGCCGTGCTTACCTGCAATATAGGTCGGCTCTCCAGCAATACATTTATGCATCATCTCTAATACAGAGGCAGGGCTTTCTTCAAGTTCATAAGCGCCATTTAAGGTGTATCTAGGCTCACTTTTTCCATCTGGCGTTTGTACGGTTTCATCACAAATATCTGCTGCACTTTTAAATGCATCCCAATCAATATCGGAGTCTGGAACACCTAAGTAATGGCGATAGTAATCTAATATGACCAAGGCACCATTATTGGACCACGCTATTTTTTCGGTGCGGGGATCGTAAATTTCTTTTCCCCATAGTTCACTTTTAACGTTAGGAACACCATAAGGGAATTTTTCTTGATCAAAGCGTAATGTTAAGCGTAACCATGCAAGCCCTCGACCAATCATATCCTCTTTCCATGAAGGGGCATGTTTTAATAGGTATGGATCCGCCTCAGTTCTACTGTTATGAAATTCGTATTGTGCGTTGTCGCCTAAATCTTCAATTTTGTCATCATTGAAATAAATTTGACCTAATTTATGGATAGGGTGGGATGCTATGGCTAAAGCCATATAAAGTTCTTCGTTTTCGTCTTGTTCACCTTCCTCTTCTTCGGCAAAGAAAAGCAAGCCCGACATCATTGTTTTGCCTACAACGACCGTTTCTGGTGCTGATGCTGAACGTAGCATTTGCTTACGCTCAGATTGATCACGATAACCTGATCCGGGCACTTTATCTTTAAAGATAAACGCACTCGCCGCTTGAACAGCAATACCAGCAACAATCAATGCGGTACCCAAACCACCTGTGGCAATAACTCCTGCTATCATTAAGCCAGCAGAGACAACGCTTGTGACTGTCTTACCCATTTATTGTACTCTCCATGCTTTAATTGGTTTATTGCTCACCGCGCGAACTCCATCCGTTGAAACTGCCCATAGTTTGCCAGCCCATAACACACCCAGCGTTTCCCCTTCATCCCCTTCAAACATCACAATGTCACCACGCCCTGCTTCGTTTGTTGGAACTTCATCAAAAAAACGGCTCACAGCGCCGTCCAATGTCCCAAACTCTTTTTGTAATACTCTGAATGCACCTGTTTTTGTTTTGTAGCGCCCACGAATACTTTCACAGGGATCAAAATCACAAACAGCAATAACGCAATCGGAAGCAAACAAGCAGCAATCATGTTCACCCCATGCAAAAGGGCGGTTAATGGCATTTTTCAAAGTTTCAGGTAGGCGGGTAGTCCATTGAGGGTGTCTCATGATTTTCTCCAGACAATAAAAAACCCGCCGAAGCGGGTTAATGAAAATATAAATATATCATTTAAATTTTAGCGATTTCTGTATATACGACTCTGTTTTCTCATCATAAGTAACCACGGTAACATAATAACTTCTTATCATTGCTCCAAACCCATTTTGAGAGTCTACGTAAGAATCAATCTGAAATGAACATTTCCCTGCGATTGCAATATCCACTTCAGAATAATGAGGGAACTTTGCAGTAGTTGGTGATTTTAATGTTCTTTTGATTATACTATTGGATGCCAAATAAGCTCTTTCTTCGCTATTACAATAATCAATTCCCTTTTTTTCATCACCAGAAAAATAAGTTAAAAACAAATAAAACAGAGGACCAGCAATAAGAATAAAAACAAATAGATATATATAGTTATTAATTGGTTCTACTTTTCCTTCTTGGCTTATAATCTTATTGTCATTTATTTCTATAGGAAGTTTACCTTTTTCGAAGAGGAATTTTTCTAAATTCTTAGTCTTTATATGATAGATAATTTCACTATCATCACCAAGGGTAGCAGTAGCTAATCCATTCTTAATCATAGAAAGAAATATTGCGTTAGCCTCATTTATATCGATATTAAATGATAACAACAACTCCTTTGGTTTTATTTTTTCCTTGCTAATTAAAAAATAAAGTATGTCCTCATATAAATTATAACGTTCTGCCATAGAATCACCGATTTATATCTATTTATAAATAAACGCAGGTGCATTTTTCTTGCTACCCCAATAAATAGCCCGATCAGCCATCTGCGCCACATAACGAAATATCCTATCGCCATTTTTACGTTTAGACCATGATTCATCAGTAAATCTGTCGGGTAACCCATAAGACCATCGTTCGAAACGGTTTGAAACAGTGACCGCTATTTCATTCTCTTCACCTGTTGTCACACCAATTGTGGATATTTGTCCTGCAAATAATACTTCAGCAAGTGCAGGTTTACTCTCTTCATTTAATGCAACTAACATCAATTGCGCATTTCGTCCACGAACTCGCTCATTCATCACTTCTCCAATTAATGAAGAATCAAAACCTGAGAGTTTCATAATAAGCTGCTGTGGGCTTGTGGTCATATTCTCCCCAACTGATTCAATTGCCCCAAACTGACCAACACCTTGATAAACTTCACCAGCAATAATGATATTACCCACACCGGTATGTGCTCTTACGACACCTGATTTAAGATCTAAACGAGAGGCAACAACCAAATAATACCCCTCATTAATTGCCTTAACCATGTCATTACTAAAGGGATGATATTTCATGTTAATGCCTCCTCGAATGACAAAGAAGTGCTAGTAAGTATGCCCGGTTTACGTTGGAAATTACCCTGATCATTACTAGTTAGTTTAAAAATACCGTATGGCGCTTCATTTTCTATCAAATCATTTACCGCCGGTGCATAACGTAATATAGGGGCAATAGGAATTGTTGCGTTTCCTTGTGCATCACTAATCACATTAGCCGTCACTCGCTTTAGTTCATCATTTACCGTGATATAATCACCAATGCGTAAAACAATGCTATTGGGTAACCAGTCTTTACTTTCTAATAATTTTCCAGATTGATTGGGTTGGCTAACTTTAGGTTTACCGCGTTGAGTTAAACCAGAACGCGCCCAATCACTAATTTTCACTCGACCACTTTCACCATCTAACTCGGCAACAAACGCCTCTAAAACCCTTGCTTGCTCATCGGTCAAATTATTAAATGACATACCGCAACGCCAACGCGAGCCGGGAAAGCGTACTGTCTGCACACTCCCCGTAAAAGTTGATGTAAAGGTTTTACTGTTACTCACGAGTTGCCAGCTTAATGAGGCTGGCACGATGGATTGTGGCCACGATAATATCGTTGCCATTTATCGTAGGTTCCTTCTTAATGTTCCATTGGTTTGAAAGTCTCGCATAATGTCAGATTTGGCTTTTGATGCACCTTGTTCTGCTCCCATTCTTGCTGCTTCCTGTATAGCTTGATAAAGCGCTTCATCACCATTACCTGTTACATGAAATGTTTGATGAATAATAGTATCGCCCGACGCAACAGAGTTGCTTCCGGTTGCTCTAACGCCTAAAGATCCATCAGGTCCACGTTTTAAAGGCATGATCGCCTCGCTTCCAGCTTCCCCCATCAAGCCAAGATTAGGCGTACCACCTTTTGCAAAGGCAAATAATGTCGGTGAACTAACCACCTGGTTGCTATATTGGCTGAGGCTTGGTGAGCTGTAAACATCCCCTTTGGCGTTCGCTTTTACACCCACCTTACCCGCTTTAGCGCCACTTGCTGTACCGCTACTGCCACCAGCAAAACCGCCTATTAATCCTGTCAATGCATTGGTAATTTGAGCCTGAATAGCAATACGAATAAGATCGGAAATAATTGAACTAGCTAATGATGAAGAAAATTCCTTAATACCTTCTGAAAAGGATTTCGTTCCCATTAACATGCCGGTCATTGCATTGGCGGTTCGTTGTTCAACTGCATCAACTAAATTCATTTGCATGCGTTGCCACATGCCTTGAGATGCGTAAAGCTCTTTACTTGATTGATATTGTGCTTCTTTTGACTTATTCGTAGCGGCAATAATTAACTGCTCATAGCGCTCTTTGCTCACTAATCCATCTTCATAGTAAGCCTGATAAAGCGCTTTTTGTTCTTCCAGTTGGTTTCTGAGTTGAATAACGGGATCTATTTCACCAAGGATGCTGATATTAGGCAGAGAAATCCCTTTTGCTTGTTCTGATAATCGATACTTTGTCGTATCTTGCGCCATTTGGCGTCGTGCATATTGATATTCTTTTTCAGTCAATAGCTGTTGTTCAAAGAGCGATTTAAGCTCTTTTGTCATCTCTTGTTCATTTCGGATGGATGCGCGCATAGGAGAGTATTTTTCTGCTAATTCTGCACGCTGTTTCATGTGATTTTCAGCATTGAGCGTTTTTAATCGCTCATACTCTGCTTGCTTCATCCCACCCGCTTTCAAATTTTCTTGAAGCTTACGCATTGTTTCAGATTCACTTAACGATATGCGTTCTAGGCTTGTTGCATGCTCTTGCTCTATCTGCATGCGTAATTGATGGTATTGATTCACTTTTTGTTTGGAGCCTGAAGTTAAATCATTCCCCCCGCCACCACTTCCTCCATCACCAATAGGTTTATCTTCCTTCGGTTCCGGTGGTTTTTCCCCTTTATCTAGGCGAGTTGTGGCATCAATAATATTATTAATTTTAGCTTCAGTTATTTTTATATTTTCATTAACAGTTTCAACGCTCGCTTCTAACCTTGTTGCTTCCTTCTCCCAATCCTTGGCAAAAGGTAAATCTTTAGTCCATGGCATTTCTTTTTGGTCAAAGGCCTGGCTTCTAGCATCATTAAGCTCTTTAACCATTTTATTTCTTTCAATAACAATGTTTTGTAGTTCATCTTGCGTATTAATTAGTTTCAAATTTAATTGCTTTCGAGATAACAACATTAACGCTTCTGTTGTTTCAACTATTGCATCTTTCAAATTAAGGGCACTATTTCTCGCCTCAACTGCTTTATTGCGAAAATAATAAATCGCTGAACCGGCAAGCATCGCAGCACCAACAGGACCTCCTAGCGCGGAAAAAACCCCCTTCAATGCCATACTCGATGCACGCAATGCCCTTTGACTATAAGAAACACGACTGTTTGCAGCTGCTAATTGATTTTTACCAACACTTTCTAAGCGATCTGCCTCTCTTATTTGACGATTTAGTGCCAAATATTCCTTTTGATAACTCGCCGTAATGCCGTACTGTCTATTCAATACAGATTGGGTTCCTAGTCTTCTAGCCTCCTGTTGAGCTTGCTCTCGCATTGCTTTTGCCGAATCAATCGTAGCCTGAGCCGAAATTCTAGTCTGTTTTACACTATTTCTTACTGCTGCTTCATTTTTCACCCACTCTTTAGTTTGATCTTGAAGCCCTCTGGTCATTCGAGCGCCAATAACAGGTAAAACAGCATAAGTGGCCACATCAGCTAAAGCAGAAAAATTATTCGTTAATGTATTTACTGCTGAAGTAACATTTTGCACCCCTGTTCGTAGAGGACCGTCAGCACTTGAACCCACAGCAAGAGCAATGCCCTCAAATGCGGTAGCCATTAATTCTAAATCACCATTTAAATTATCAGCGCGCTTACTTGCCTGTTCATACGCCGTTTCAGTGTCAGTAAGTGCTTTGGTTAAATCAACTAGCTGATCCCGATTTTTAACTAAAATAGTGCCAGCGCTGACATTGGCGCGACCAAATATTTTTGTCGATGCAGTAGTGGAGTAGTTTTTCTTGTCTAGGTTATCCAATGCGGTAGATAGACCGACAACGGAAGGGCGTAGATTTTTATCTGCCGAGCGCTCTAAAGCCAAAATAACGTTACGCAACATCGTACCCGCATCAGAGGCTTTTATCCCTTTCCCTGCTAAAACTTGAATGGATGCATTAAGTTGTTCAAATGAAAGACCGGCTTGAGAAGCGATAGTTCCGCTCTTTATAATCGCTTGTGCTGTTTCGTTAATTTCAGATGCACCGTATTTTGCACCTGCTGCTAATACGTTAATATAACGCTCAGATGAGACAGCGGACTCACCAAACTGATTGAGACTTAAGGTAAGAGATTTCGCCGCATCGGATAACTCAATACCTGAAGCTTGCGCCAAGGTAATCGATTTAGCCGTTACCTCTTCTAAGGCACCTGCTGTCTGCAGTAATGACGGTTTTGCTGACGCAATGAGTTTCATCGCATCCGCGACTTTTATTGCGCCAAATTCCGTTGTTCGCCCCATTTCCAAAGATGCATCTCTGTACTCTTTCATGCGCTCAATCGAAGCGCCTGTAATCGCACTAAGATCAGAAAGTGCCTGACTATACTTACGAGAAATATTTAAAATGCTACCAATGGATAAACTCACTCCGCCCAACATTGCCAGTCTCCCTGCGACATTTGTCACCTGATGACCGATTGAATAAAATCCGTCTGCAACCGCTTTTGTTTCACGTTTTGCTTTATTAGAAAAACGTTCTGTTTCACGCCCTGCATGATTTAATGCGCCGGATATATTGCTTCTAAAACTGGCGTCATTCAGCAATAGCCCAACACGTAAATCGGCTAAATTAGTGGCCATAATTTTTATCTTCCTATCATTTTCATTACGTCAGAACATTGCTGTTCAACAGATTTAGAGGTGGTTGTTGGTTGATGTGGATTTTCAGCAGAGGGAGCTGTATTTGATGGGGGTGTTGCACCTGATTTTTCTGATTTAAGCGTAAAATAAGCCTGCCAGCCTAACAAGGTATTGGCAGGCAAATTGAGAACGCGATATGGGTCAATTTCCCCCAGCTCTTCAGAAAGTTGATAAGCAAAATAGAGTAACGGGCTATCCGTTAGTTTTTTTTTGCCTCTTCTAACGTACCAACAGAGTGTTTTTTCACGATATCAATCGCTTCAATGAGGATCGCATTATCATGGACGTTAACCAACTCTTCTGGTTTTGGCAATAATGTTTTGCTTATCGGTTTACCTTCATCATCAACCAAGCAATTCAGTAGCATGCTGACATTTTTTAATGATGATTCGCGAAATCTCCCATGTTGATTCAGTTCAGATACATCCATTTCAAGTTGCATCAGTTCATTCGCTGTCATACGACGAATATTCACTTTCACACCGCATAAGATTTCCACCTCAATAATCTGCGGCTTAGCGGTGAGTAAAGAGGCTTTTAATCCTTTCATTAACCCTGATCTCCTGTTGATGTTGCAGAAGAAGTTCCCCATACAAGGTTATTTTGTTTGCCTTTTACGGTGATCTGGATAGCTTCGTTAGCCGGTGCTGAGATATCGTTTAGCTCCCAGCCTGATAACGAAAGGATCATCGTTGCGGTACGTTTATTAGGAAGCTCACAGTAAAACTGCACCGTTTCACGTTTTTCTGCTGCATTCAAGAATGCAACAAAGTTTTCATTTTCTGGATCATCAATAAACCCTAACGACTTTTCAGGTCCTTCCGGTAAATCAGAAATAAATTGTTTGTTTTTATCAATGAGTGTCGTGACATCAACAAAGCTCCCTGATTGTCCTGTGGCACCTAATGCCTTACAGTTAACTAGTGGCTTCATTTGTTCAACGGTATCACCCGCTTTACCAAATTTCACAATAGTGCCGGCGGGAAGCATGGCGTATTCTGGCGATGTTTTTTGATCTGCCATTATTTTTACTCCTAAGTATATAAAGAAAGGGCATGGCGAATATGCTCAGTTAAGGTATTGAGCACCGCACGTTGGTTGTAATCGAGGGCTGGACGAATAAAAGGACGGGCAACTTGTTTGATGGTGCCAAACTCTTGGGCACGCGCTTTCATATAATGAGGTTTTGTCGGTCCTACGGTGACCATGACAGCCCCATTCGTGTTTTTTACTCGTGTCGTTTTGATGGTGATATTGTCTCGCATATGAGGTTCAGTGCTTTTTGCATCAAACCCTGCATGTGCTTCCATATCCTCTTTCACGACTTGCATGGCTTCTCGCCCTGCATCGCGTAATATCTTGGTTTTTAATTCAACGTCTAACTGCTTTAATTTCCGACCTAATTCATCCAACCCTGTCACGCTAAGGTTGGTTATCACGTTGCATCCTCAGGGTAGGTGATAATAAAATCACGATAAATACGGTAAATTTTACGGTTCTCCGTTTGCTCAATCATGTCCTGCAGAAAATTGCCTCGCTGAACGGTTTGTATGGGATAATTTCCAATATAACCATGCACAACAGACTCCCATTCGCGACAAAGTTTAGATTCAAGCATCAGCGCTTTGGGATAATCATCAGGTATTTGAATAACGATTTGAAAACGGGCTTGAACAAGTGAGGTGTGGGCTAATCCAGCGTCTATCTTGGGGTCGCTAATTCGTTGATAGATAACCCCCTCTAATTTATCGGATGGGAGTTTTAACGGATAAGCTAACAATCCCGTAATACGTTCCAGATCAGCTTTAATATCAACTTCTATCATGTTGTATATTCGCCTCCGTGGTAATAATGGTTCTATCAGCCTGGTTTCGGTCAACAGCGCGTACAGTAAATAGTCGCCCCTGATAGCCCACCAGCCACCCCATATCAACATCAGAACGAGGGCGAATAGTGAAATGATAGGTTTCAATTACCTGATCTTGGTCTGCGGTACGGATCTTACGGTTCGACATCGATTCGGCTTTGGCCCATACCTCAGCCACTTTCTTTGAAACGACTTTTTCACTCCCTAAATCATCACGTTCTGTAACATAGTGAGAAAGGGAGATGCGTTTATTGAGTTCACCGGCCCCAAGAGGATTCATATGCCGTACCTTACATAAGGTTGCAATAGTGCTTCAAAAGCTTGAGGTAATGCGTTAACAGCATTACCAATAACTACCGACTCACGATTTGCATACCAACTGCCAATAAGTAATAACATAGACATTTCCACATCTCCCCCATACTGTAGCGTAGTATCCTTATTCTCGACGCTTTCATCTGATGTTATTAATGTTCTGCGAGTGTATGTTTCTACGCGCCGTTTTGCTGCTTTTATATAGCTGAGCAATAACGCATCTTCGTCACAATAATCTATGTCTAATCTGAGATGTTCTTTTACTAATTTCTTGCTCTATATTGACTAAAAGAGGTCTTAGCGTATTAGTAAGAAACTGCATATTCATACCTTCGACGCTAGATGCCCAACTGCTTTGTTTATCCATATGACCCACCATAAAGGGTGGAACACGAAACCATCGACAAATCTCTTCAATACTAAATGTTCTACTTTCTAGCATTTGAGCCGCTTCAGGATTCATGGTGACATTGTTGTATTTCATCCCCCCTTCAAGCACCATCATTTTTCCCGCATTTTTTGAACCCACAAATCTTAATAAATAACTTCTAATGCGCTCTCTTTGTTCTTCATTAAGCGATTGTTCAGAAGATAAAAAACCCGAACTTTGCAATCCATTTTCAAATATCTTAGCGGCTGACTCTTCAACAGATAATGCAGCACCAATAACATCACGCCCTATTTTTACGGGGATCATTCCGCAAATACCATCCATGCCAAAGCCTCGAATGTGCATAATGTTATTAATAGGGATAGTTCGTATTTTTTGCCCTAACGGGTCGGTGTATTTATATTCGAGCATACCCGTTTGCTCACTGCGTTTAACCGTCATGTTTTGTGGCAATAAAGGCTCTAAAGCAACCAACTTTGAACCAATATACTTTTTCTCAATAAAACTATTGCCACGCAAACAAAGGCTAGCAACAACCATTAACATAAAGCGGGAAGGTGTCATTTCAAAATTAGGTTGCTTACAGAGTAATCTATAAATAGGGTGCTCTTTCGCTAAACTTCTTGAGCCATCACTTTCGCTTTTATAAATCTTGATCGGCAATGTTGATATTGATTCACTAAGCAATCTTACACATGCCCAAACCGCAGAAAGTTGCATTGCTTTATCTGCTGTTACAACTTTTCCACTACTGCTTGTGCCACTCCATTCTTGCCAAAACTCTCCACTGGT